ACTCATCCCGACCAACCTGGCGCTGGCGCTCTACGGGCACAGCACTCAAGTCACGCCAGGCACGGTCACCGGCGAAGCCTTGCCCAACCCGGTCACGCCGGGGCACCTCTATCCGCTCACGATGCAAAACGTCTCGGCGGTGCAGGTGCAGGACTCGGACAGCCCGCCCAAGACGCTGCCGGCCAGCCAGTACAGCGTCAACGCCAAGCACGGGTCGCTGGTGATCCTGGATGCCACCACCGGCGGCCCGTACACCGAGCCCTTCACGGTGGACTATGCGTTTGGTGCGGCCAGCCACACGGCCATGTTCACGCAAGCCTTGCCCGAGCGCTGGATCCGCTTCGAGGGCCTCAACACCGCCGATGGCAACCGCGAGGTGGTGATCGACCTCTATCGCGTGGCCATCAACCCGGCCAAGGAACTCTCGATCATCACGGACGAGCTGCTCAAGTTCGAACTCTCCGGCCAGGTGCTGGCGGACCTCACCAAGCCGGTCGGCGGCGATCTCGGCCAGTTCGGCCGCCTGGTGCTGTTGTAAGGAGAGGGCGATGACCGATGACAAGGCCGACTTCCAGACCTTCCCGCCCGTGCCCAGGGTGGTCACGGTGGCCGGCACCGCGCTGGAACTGACGCCGATCCGGCTGGGCGAGTTGCCGCGCCTCCTCGCGGCGGTGCGGCCCCTCGCTGCGGATCTCTCGGCCGAGCCGGACTGGATCGACCTCTTGGCCCGGCACGGCGAGGCGGTGCTGGAACTGCTGGCCATCACCACCCGGCGCGAGCGGGCGTGGATCAACGACTTGTCGCTTGACGATGCCGTGCGACTGGCTGCCGCCGTGTTCGAGGTGAACGCGGATTTTTTCGTGGCACGCGTCGTGCCGGCGATCCAGGGCGCGGCGCAGCGGCTGGCCCCGACCCTGCGCCAGATGCAAGCTGGGACGACGCCGTCGCCCGCCTGATCCGTGCCGGGCACCGGCTCGATGACGTGATGCGCTACACGCTGCCTCAGGCGCGGGCTTTGCTGGAGGCCGACGCACGGATCGAGCGGCAGCAACTGGCCCTGCGGCTGGCCCTGCACGCCGTGGCCGCCCAGGGGGATCGCGCGGCCATCGAGCGGCTGCAGCGCGAGTTGTGGGAGGACGTGCGGCCATGAAACTGACGCTGGCCACCTCCGGACTGCTCGATACGCGGCAACTCTCGGCCTGGAGCGCGCAGCGTCGACGGGTGATCCACGCGGCGGTGGCCAAGGGGATGGCGGTAGGCGGCCGCGAGGTGCGGGAGGCCGCCCGTGCCCAGATGCGCAGCGCCTTTGCGGTGCGGCGCACGAGCTTCGTCTCGTCGATGCAGACCAAGCTGTTCGACCGAAAGCCCGAGCGTCTGCCCGCGCTGTGGGTGGGCAGCCGCATCCCCTGGCTGGGCATCCACACCCAAGGCGGCACCGTGAGCGGCAATCTGCTGATCCCGCTGCTGCCCGGTCGTATCGGTCCCAAGCGTTTCAAGGCCGTGATCGACGGCCTGATGCGCTCGGGCAACGCCTTCTTCGTCGAGAAGGACGGCCGCGTGCTGCTGATGGCCGAAAACATCCAGGAAAACGCCGCGCAGCTTGGCCGCTTCAAGCGCGCCGAGCGGCAGCGCTCCGGCGTCAAGCGCCTGCAGCGCGGCCAGGAGATCCCGATCGCCGTGCTGGTGCGGCGGGTGGATCTGAAGCGCCGCTTGGACCTCGCCGCCGGGGTGCAACGGGCGTTGCCGGCACTGGCGCGGGCGATTCAACAAGAACTGGACAAAGTCTGATGGCAAGCAACCGCGCCCAAATCCTCATCCGCGCCGTCGACGAGACGCGCGGTGCCTTCGACGCGGTCAAGCGGGGCCTGGGAGGGCTGGCCGATGCCGCCCGCAGTGTCAACGGCGTGCTCGCCGGGCTCGGGGTGGCCCTGTCGGCAGCGGGCCTCGGGGCCATGGTCAAGTCGGCGCTGGAGTCGGCCGATGCGCTCAACAAGCTCTCGCAGCGCGTGGGCATCACGGTGGAGGCGCTCTCCACCCTGGTGCCGGCGGCCGAACTGTCCGGTGTCTCGGCGCAGACCTTCGAGACCGGGCTCAAGAAGCTCGCCACCGCGATGCTCGAGGCGGCCACGGGCTCGGAGGAGTCCGCCCGGCGCCTCAAAGCGCTGGGCGTGGAGTTCAAAAACCAGGACGGCACGCTGCGCGCGACCGATGCGGTGCTGCTCGATCTGGCCGACCGTTTCAAGGCCATGCCCGACGGCGCGCAGAAGTCTGCGCTGGCGGTGCAGTTGTTCGGCAAGAGCGGCTCCGAACTCATCCCCTTCCTGAACCAGGGGCGCGAGGGCATCGCGGCCCTGACCGGCGAGATGCAAGCGCTGGGCGTGCAGATCGGCGGTCAAACGGCTGCGCAGGCCGAGGCGTTCAACGACGCCATGGCCAAGGTCAAGCTCGCCACCACCAGCATCGCCAACCGGGTGATCGAGGCCTTCCTGCCGGCGATGAACGCGATGGCGGGCGGCATGGTCGAGTCGGCCAAGCAAGGCGGCACCTTGCGCGCGATCCTGGACGGCATCGTGCTGGTGCTCAAGACCCTGGCGCTGGGCGCGGCCACCGTCGGCAAGGCCTTCGTCGCGCTGGGCGAAGCCATTGGCGCCGGTGTCGCGGCGGCGGTCGAAGCGCTGCGCGGCAATACCGCCGGGGCCAAGGCGATCATTGCCGACCTCAAAGCCAGCCTGATCAAACGACTCGATGAGTTGGCCGAGTTCCGCGACAGTCTGTTCGACCCCAAGCCCATCGAGGTCCAGGCGCCCAAGGTGCAGGCCGACCCGGCGCTGCTGCAGCGGCTCACGGCTCCGGGCAAGACCCGCGACACGGCGAGCGCCCGGGCCGAGTTGCTCAAGGCGCAGATGGATGCCGAGTTCACCCTGCTCAAAGACGGCTTGCGCCGCCAACAAACCGCGCTCGACGCCGCGCTCGAAGACCGGCTCGTTTCCCTGCGCGACTACTACGCCCGCAAGACCGCGCTCGAGCAGCAGGAGATCGACGCCGAGATCGCCCGCACGCAGCAGGCGCTGGCACGCAGCCGGCAGCTGGCAGCCGGCGGCAAGAGCGAGGAGGAGCGCCTGCGCGGCAAGGCCGAGGTCGCCAGGCTCGAGGCCGAGCTGATCGCGCTCAACAACAAGCGCGCCGACGTCGAGCAGAGCAATGCCCGCGCCGCGGCCAAGGCCGAGCGCGAGCTGGCCGATGCGTTGGCCGCCGCGCGCGAGGAACTGGCCAGGCTCACCGGCACCGACACGACGCAGGACCGCAGAGCCGCGATCGAGCGCAGTTATCGTGACCTGCGCGCGCGCCTGCTGGCCGAGAGCGATGCCGACGGCGTTTCGCTCATCGACCGGCTGATCGACGTCAAGGCCGCGCAGGCCAACCTCGAGGCGCTCGAAGCGCAGTGGCGGCAGGTCACCGAGCGGCTGCGCAACGCGCAGGAGGGCATCCAGATCCAGAGCCAAGCCGGGCTGCTCACCGAAGCCCAGGCGCGGCAGCAGATCGTAGCCTTGCAGCAGCAATCGGCGGCCGAGATGCAGCGCCTGCTGCCCGCGATGCAGCAGGCCGCGCAGGCCATCGGCCCGGAAGCCGTGCTGCGCGTGGCGGCCTTCCGCAACGAGCTTGCGCGCACGCGGCTGGTCACCGATGAACTCGCCCCGGTGTGGAACCGCATCGGCGAGGCCTTCGGGCAGGCGGTGCAGGGGATCGTCAGCGGCGCGCAATCCCTGCGCGAGGCGCTTTCCACCATCTTCCGCAGCATCGCGGACGCCTTCCTGCAAGAGATGGTGCTCAAGCCGTTCCAGCAGTGGGTGGCGATGCAGGCGCGCATGCTCGCCGTCAAGCTGGGCTTGCTCCAGCAGGAGCAGGCCGCCGAGACCGCCGCGGCCGCGCAGTCGGTGGCGACCAAGCAGGCCGAGGCGGCGGCCAAGGTCAGCGCCAATGCCGCCGAAGCCGGATCCGGGGCGGCCGCCTCGCAGGCCGCGATCCCCATCGTGGGCCCGGGGCTGGCGATTGCCGCGATGGCGGCGATGGTGGCGGCCGTCATGGCGCTGCTGGGCAACATCAAGAAGTTCGCCGCGGGCGGCTACGTCACCGGCCCTGGCAGTGCAACCAGCGATTCCATCCCCGCGCGGCTGTCCGCCGGCGAGTACGTGGTGCGCGCGGCGGCCGTGCAGCGCGTGGGCGTGGCGTTTCTGGATGCGATCAACGGCCTGCGCACCCCGCCCGTGTGGGACGGGCAGCGCCTGGCCTTCGCCGCCGGCGGGCTGGTGCCGCCGGTGAGCGCGCCGCCCGCGCCGCCACCGGTGCAGCAGGCCGTGCGCATCGTCAACGCCATCGACCCGGGCGTGACGCACGACCACCTGCAAACGCCCGCCGGCGAGCGGGTGATCCTCAACATTATCGGCAGGAACGCCCGCGCGGTCCGTGCCGCACTCCAGGGGTGACGCATGGCCTTGCTCTTCATCGACGGCTTCGACCACTACGACCCGCAGCAACTGGACGACTTCGGCCAGCCGTGGCTGGCACGCGGCAAGGCGGCGTATCTCTCGCCGCAGGCCATGCGCATCCCCGGCCGGCGGCCGTCTTCCTACGCCCTGCGCCTGCCGGAAGGCTCCGGCGGCGGGTATGTGAAGAACCTCGATGCCGGCACGCCCAGCCTGATCGTCGGCGCGGCCCTGCGGGTGGCGCCTTTCGAAAACACCTATCAAGAGCCGGTGCTGCTGGGCGTGCGCGATACGACGGCCGGTGTTGCGCATCTGGTCAAGATCGGCGAGGACGGGCGGCTCAAGCTCTACCGGCGGACGGGATCGGGGATGAGCGGCTGGGACCAGTTGATCTCGACCTCGGTCATGACGGCGGCCGTGCGGGGGTGGCACTACGTCGAACTGCAGGTCGTGCAGGGCACGAGCAACGGCACGTTGAACGTGCGCCTCAACGGCGTGCTCGCGATCACCCTGTCGGCGCAGAACACCACCCAGGGCGGCGGGCCGCTGCTCACCGCCTTCGTGGGCGCGGTGCCGGGTGAGCCGTGCCCGGTGACGGTCGATGTGGACGACCTCTACCTCGCCGACACCAGCGGCACAATCAACAACAACTTCCTCGGCGACGTTCGGGTCGATGCGCTCCAGCCCCAGGCCGACGGGGCACTCAACCAGTGGACCGTCGAAGGCGCATCCAGCGCTTGGGCTGCGGTGAGCGACGGCGATGAGGCCAGCGGCATCCGCGCGGATGCGGCCGGCCTGCGCCAGAGCTTCGACATCGCGCCGCTGCCGGCGATGGCCACGCCCGCCATCCACGGCGTGCAGGTGACGCTGCTGGCGCGCAAGACCGATGCCGGTCTGGGCAGCGTCAAGGGCTTGGTCAAGAGCGGCACGCAGATCGCCGTCAGTTCCAGCCTTGTCCTGCAAGAGCAACTGGCCTGGCACACGGCGCTGTTCGAGCGCAACCCGAACGGCAACGTGCAGTGGACGGAAGCCGCCTTCAATGCCGCCGAGTTCGGCGTGGAGTCGGCATGACCGAGCGCCTCGTCGCCGAGCAGATCTCGGAGCTGGGCAGCGCGCCAGTGCCTGGCAGCGGGCTGGCCGCCTTGCAGGGCGAGGTCATTTCCCGCGCGAGTTTCGGCGCGGGCGTCACCACACTCTCGCCAGAGACGGCTTCATCCCCGCTTCCGCCTGGTCTTGCGGCCCGCCTGCTGGCGGAATCCTTGGCCGGCTCCTGGCCGCCCATCGAGGCGCCGGCGTTGTGGATCGAAGTGTTGCGCCGGGATACGGCATCGAGCGCCCTTGTTGCCACCGGCATGGAGGTCTTTGGCGACCAGCCTTGGCCGGACGCCCCGCGCGGCGTGTTTGCCTTCCGCCACGACTGGGCCGAGCCTTTGGTCGAACGCTTGGAATGGCAGACGGCCGTCACGCGGCTGGCCAGTGGCAACGAATCGCGCCACGCTCTCCGCCGCGTGCCTCGGCGGCTGCTCACCTACCAGGTTGGCCACGCCCGGCAGGCCGATGCCCTGGTGGCCGACTGGCTGGCCGACCATCTCGGTCAAAAGGCGCTGTGGCCGCTGCCGCAGTACGCGGTGCCGTTGACCGCCGCCTGTGCGCGCGGAGCGGAGGCGCTGCCCGTCACCGCCACGGACGCCGCCCGCTTCGGGCCGCTGGCGGCTGATCTGCGCCTGCGCTTCTACGGCGTGCGAGGCTGGGACGGCGACGAGCGCTGGATCCTGATCATCGCTCTTGACGGCTGGCAGATCGCCCAACTCAGCGATGTGGAAAGCGATCTGCTGTGGCTCACGCAGCCCTTGGCGCGCGCCGCAGCCGTGGGCAGCACCGTCATGCCCCTGGTGTGGGGCAAGGCCCTCGAGCCGGCGGATCTCACCCAGTGGGTACCGGGCATGGCGGGCGGCAGCGTCCACGCCCAGCTTCAGCCCGCGCCGCCGCCCGACCCGGATTTCCTGGGCGACCCCTGGCTCGACGGCCTGCCGGTCTGGCCCGACGGGAACTGGCGCGAGGATCCGGCCGCCACCGCGCAGGCGACGATCACGCGCCAGGACCTCTCCCCCGCCGATCCGTGGGTGCGCCGCGACGACCCGTGGCCGACGACGACCTTCCAGCGGCGCTATCTGGCGGCCGGCGCAGAGGAGATCGAGCGCTGGCGCGCGCGGCTGTGGCGCACGCAGGGCCGCCTTAAAGCCTTCTGGCTGCCCGATGGCCTGGCGCCGGTGCTGCGGGTGACGGCAGAGGCTGACCCCGAAGACGGCTTCCTGCGAGTGACGGGCGAGGACATCTCTGCGTTCTGGCACCGCCCGGCGGGCGCACTGATCCTGCACCCGGACGGCAGCCGGCAGCACGCGCTGACCGCGACCTGCCACCGCGATCAGGGCGGCGTGCTGGTATTGCGCTCGGGGCTGGAGGCGCCGGTGCCAGCGGGCAGCCGCGTCCTGCGCCTGGCCCGCTGCCGCCTCGACCACGACGCCGTCGAGTTGCACTGGCACACCCCCACGCTGGTCGAGATTGCCATCACCGCGCGTCAACTGCCGGAGCCACGCGGCAATGACCGCGTCCTCTATGTCGGTTACTGACCATGAGCGAAACGACACTTTCCGAACTCGAGCTCTACGCCTTCGACAGCAACAGCGCGCAGTTCCACCTGACGCCGCACGAGTTCGACGTCGATCTCGACGGTACGGTGTACGTGAGCACGCCCATCGAGCGCAACGCGCTGGCGCTGGGCGCCGAGGCCGCCAAATCCGCACTGGAACTCAAGCTGCCACCGAACTGCGATCTGGTGCGCCATCTGCTGGCGGCTTCGCTGACCGGGGAGGCCACCTCGATCACCCTGCGCATCGCCCGGCGTGGCACCTGGGGCGACTACTGGTGGGTCGCCGGCACGCGCTGGATGGGCCGGGTGCTGGGCGTCGAAGTCGCCGACGATGGCGCACGCGTGCGCTGCGAGTCCGCGCAGGTCAGCCTCAAGCGCATCGGCCTGCGGCGGCTCTACAGCCGCAAGTGCTCGCACGTGCTGTATTCGGCGGCCTGCGGGGCCACACCGATCACGGCCAGCGCCATCGTGAGCAACAGCACGGGCCGCAGCGTCGATCTCGATGGCGGCGTGCCCAGCAGCGTCAGTGGCGGCCTGGCCGGCGGCTGGCTGCAAACCACGGAAGGGGCCCGCCACATGATCGTGAGTGAAATGGGCAGCGGCGTCGAGTTGCTCTATCCGGTCGCCATTGAAGCCGGTACCGAGGTTCTGCTGACGGTCGGCTGCGATCACAGCACGGCCACGTGCCAGGCGCGCTTCAACAACCTCGAAAACTACGGCGGATTCCCCGCCATCCCGAGCAAAAACCCGTTCTCGACGGGCGTGTTCTGAATCCCTGGAGACAGCGCCATGTGGTACCTCGTCGTCATCGTGGTGGCAGCCCTGGTCTCGGCCGCCCTCGCGCCGAAACCGCCCGAGCCCAAACCGGCGTCCCTCTCCGACATCGATGCCCCCACCGCAGAAGAAGGCCGGCCCATCCCCGTCGTCTTCGGCGCGGTGCTCATCCGGGGCGCCAACGTCGTGTGGTACGGCGATCTGGAAGCCGAGCCGATCAAGAAGAAGGGCGGCAAGAAATGAGCAGCGACGTCCTCGTCACCATCGCCCACGTGCGCGCCGCCGGGCTGTGCGTGCACGGCACGCGCACCTGGTTCGCGCGCCACGGCCTGGACTTCCGCGCCTTCCTGCGAGAAGGGGTGCAGGCCAATGTTCTGCTCGCCACCGGCGATGCGATGGCCCTGCGTGTGGTCGAGGTCGCGCGCCGAGGCCATGAGGAGCCGCGCTGATGGGCGGGCGCAGCAAGAAACAGACCGTCGGCTACCGCTACCGCATAGGCCTGCACCTGGTGCTGTGCCAGGGGCCGGTGGACGCCGTGCAGGAAATCCAGATGGGCGACCGTACCGCGTGGGGCGATGCCGACCGTGCGCCGCTGCCAAGCGGCCACGGGCTCACCAGCCTCTCGATCAACAAGCCCACGCTGTTTGGCGGCGACGAGCGCGAAGGCGGCGTCGTCGGCACCATCGATGTGCTTTCTGGTCATACCGGACAAGGACGCAACGACTATCTGATGAGCCGCCTGGGGCCCTCCATTCCGGCCTTCCGGGGCGTGATGTCCTTGGTGGCACGCAAGATCCTGTTCGCGGCCAACAACCCCTACATCAAACCGTGGGCCGTGCGCGTGCGGCGATTCACCGCGGGTTGGTTCGATGCGCCGTGGATGGCGTGGAATGCCGAGGTGCGCGCCTGGGATGAGATTGAGGCGCGCGAGATCAGCGTCGGCATGAACCCGGCGCACATCCTGGTGCAGTGCCTGACCGATCCGCACTGGGGCATGGGCTATCCGCAGAGCAGCATCGGCTGGAGTTTCTGGAACGCAGCGTGGGCGCTGTCGAGCGAAGGCTTCGGCCTCAATCTGATCTGGACGCGCCAGCAGCCCATCGAGTCGTTCATCGCCCAGGTGCTCGACCACATCGGCGGCATCCTCTACACCGACCCGGAGCAAGGCACGTTCGAGCTGAAACTGCTGCGCGACGACTACTGGATCGAGAGCCTGCCGCAGCTCAGCCCCGACGAGATCGTGCGCATGGAACGCTTCGAGCGCGCCCAGTGGGGCGAGCTGCCCAACGAGATCACGGTGGTCTACACCGGCTGGGCCACGGGCGCAGAGGCAACCGTCTCGGTGCAGAACCTCGCGGCCATCCAGTTGCAAGGCGGCGTCATCAACCAGCGCCGCGACTACCCGGGCGTCAACTACGGGCCGCTGGCCGCGCGGCTGGCCCTGCGCGACCTGCGCGCCCTGGGCTCGCCGCTGGCGCGGATGAGCCTGACCGTGGCACGCGACACGCTGGAGCGTGCGCCGTTGCCGGGCGATGTGTTCCTGCTGCACTGGCCACGGCTGGGCATCGAGCGCATGGTCGTGCGCGTCACCGGCATCGACACCGGCACCCTGGGCGCGGCCGAGTGGCGCATCGAAGCGGTGGAAGATGTGTTCGGGATGAGCAACACCGTGCTCTCGCCCCCGCCACCGCACGTCGAGGAGCCACCGCTCGAACCGGTGCCGCCCGCCCTGGTGCTGGCCGTCGAGGTGCCGTACTGGGAACTGGCCCGGCGCCTGAGCCGTGCCGAGCTGGACTACCTGACCGATACGGACACCTACGTCGGGGCGCTGGCTGCCGCCGGTGGCCAAGGGCAGCTCAACTGGCAACTGGCCACCGGCGCATCCAGCGGCGATCTCGCGCCCGTGGTGGGCGAGGACTATG